TATTGCAGCAGCTTTATTGTCTGCTCCAACTTTAGAAAAAGGCGGAATTACTATCATGCCTAACGTTAAATACAAACAAGTTATCAAAAGAGTAGCAACTGATGACATTATTAAAAATGCGACTTGCGATTTTGACCCAACTTCAACTGTAACTTTAACAGAAAGAGTTCTTCAACCTGAATCATTCCAAGTTAACTTGCAACTTTGTAAGTCTGACTTTAGAGCTGATTGGGATGCCATTCAAATGGGTTATTCTGCATTCGACGTATTGCCAAAATCATTCGCTGATTTCTTAATTGCACACGCTGCTGAGAAAGTTGCTGCTGGAATGGAGACTTCAATTTGGAGAGGTGTTAACGCAACAGCTGGACAATTTGCTGGAATCATGACTCAATTAACTACTGATGCTGCTTTACCTGCTGCTCAAGAAGTTGCTGGAACAACTGTAACTGCTTCTAACGTTATCGCTGAGTTAGGTTCTATCATTGACGCTTTACCTGCTGCATTGTACGGAAAAGAAGATTTAACTCTTTATGTTTCTAACAACATTTATAGAGCTTACGTTCGTGCATTGGGTGGTTTTGCTGCTTCAGGTGTAGGTGCTAACGGTTACGAAAACAAAGGAACTAACCAAGTATTGGATAACCTTTACTTTGACGGGGTTAAGATTTTCTTAGCTAACGGACTTGCTTCAAACACAGCTTTGCTTTCTCAAACTTCTAACTTGTATTTTGCAACTGGTTTGATGAATGACATGAACGAAGTTAAAGTTTTGGATATGGGAGACCTTGACGGATCTCAGAATGTCCGAGTAATTCTCAGGTTTACTGCTGATGCTAAGTATGGTTTTGCTTCCGACGTAGTTACTTACGGTATCGTAAATTCAGCTAACTAATCAAACTAAACTATAACGAAGGGGAGGTAAAATGCCTTCCCTTTTTTGTTTAACATTAAAAAAATAAAAAAATGAGCTGTGATATAGCAAATGGAAGATTAGAAGCGTGCAAGGATGCAATTTCAGGACTTCTAAATATTTACTTTATTAACTACGGTGCTTTAAATGTAGACGACGTTGTTTATAAAGATAGTGGAGCAAATTCAGATGTAATTGATTCATGGCCTGCAGATGCGCGTGTTTCTCTTTACAAGTACGAATTAAAAGGTGCTAACGGTTTTGAGCAAACTATTCAAACGTCACGAGACAACGGAACAACGTTTTTTGAGCAAGTATTGACTGTACAATTAAAAAAACAAGATATTGCTACACATAAGAACGTTAAATTATTGGCTTACGGACGTCCAAGAATTGTTGTTGAAACAAGAGACCATAAGTATTACTTAGCTGGTTTAGACCAAGGATGTGATGTAACTGCGGGAACTGTATCTTCAGGAACTGCAATGGGTGACTTCAATGGGTATAACTTGACATTCACGGGAATGGAAAAATTACCTGCTAATTTCTTGGATTGCACAAACGAAACTGAATTATCTGAAATCTTTACTGATGGAGTTGACGATGCTTTAATTGTAACTTCTTAAGATTGCCTTTCCATAAATAGGTTTAAGACCCTGCCTTTTTAGGTGGGGTTTTTTATTTAAGAAACAATTTGAAGTGTTTTAAGTTAATAAAGTATGATAGTTTTAACTACTTCAACAAATGCGCAAACATTTGCTTTAATTCCGCGAAATGGAGACTTCGATACTGTTGAAATAACGGACGACCAAACTAACGAAACAACGGTTGTTGAAGAGTGGGAGTTTACGGCTGGTGATTACTATTCGACATTGGAAGTTGAAGTTGAATTAGTTGAAAATCATTTTTACAATTTAGTACTAAAAGACGGAACGAATATCGTTTACCGTGATAGGATATTTTGCACCGATCAACCGTTAGTTACATTCTCGGTTAATAACGGGCAATATACTTCGAATGCTACAACAAATACTTTTATAGTTTATGAGTGATAACATACATATTATTAATTTAAGTTCTTACCAAACGCCATTAATTCAAGAATCTAAAAGAGATAATTGGGTTGAGTTTGGGGAGGACAATAATTACTTTCAATATTTAATTGACCGATACACGTATTCTACGACGAATAACGCAATAATAAACAATATTAGTAGATTGGTTTACGGACGTGGTTTAAGTGCCTTAGATGGCTCTAAAAAGCCAAATGAGTACGCTCAAATGATGTCTTTGTTTCATGCTGATTGTGTACGTAAATTAGTAGTGGATAGGAAAATGTTAGGGCAATGTGCTATTCAAGTTCATTATTCAAAAGACCGTAAAAGAATTTTAAAGGCTTACCATATGCCTGTTAATTTATTACGTGCTGAAAAGTGTAATAAAGACGGAGAAATAGAAGGCTATTATTATTCTGACAATTGGTTGGATGTTAAAAAGTACGCACCAAAGAGAATACCTGCTTATGGGTTTTCAAATGAGTTAATAGAAATACTTTTTGTAAAGCCTTACACGGTTGGAATGAAGTATTACGCCTATCCTGATTATCAAGGTGCCGTTCCATACGCTAAATTAGAAGAAGAAATAGCAGACTATTTGATTAACGAAGTTCAACACGGTTTCAGCGGTACAAAGGTTATAAACTTCAACAATGGTATTCCTACCGAAGAGCAACAAAGTATCATTACAAACAAAGTAAACGCGCAATTAACGGGTTCTAAGGGACTGCGAACTATTGTAGCTTTTAATGCAAGTGAAACAAGTAAAACAACTGTTGATGATATTCCGTTAAACGATGCACCTGAACATTATTCGTATTTGAGTGAGGAGTGTTTACGTAAAATTATGTTAGGTCATAATGTAACTTCACCGCTTTTGTTTGGTATTGCAACGTCAACGGGTTTTAGTTCGAATGCTGATGAACTTAAGAACTCAAGTATTTTGTTCGATAACATGGTTATTAAACCTATGCAAGATGAATTACTTGAGGCTTTCGATAGGATATTAGCTTACAATGGTATTTCGTTAAAGTTATTCTTTAAGACTTTACAACCTTTGGAGTTCATGGACTTAGAGAACGCACAAACCGAGGAGCAAGTAGCTGAAGAAACAGGAACGGAACTAAGCGCGGTTAATTCTTTAATGGAGTTAGGCGAAGATGAAAACCCTGAATGGATATTAATAGACGAACACGAAGTAGACTACGACACGGACGAAACGGATAACGAGCTATTAAGCAAAGAGCCTAAACAAAGTTTACTATCTAAGGTTGTTAATTTAGTTTCAACTGGAGACCCTCGACCTAATTTAAGAAGTTCGCAAGATCAAGTAATAGACGGTGTTAAATTCATTACACGATATATTTACGCAGGTGAAGAAAAGGAAAACGGTAGGGAGTTTTGTAAAAAAATGATGTCACTTGCTAAACAAAAAAGAGTTTACAGAAAAGAAGATATTATAAAAATGGGTAGTCAAGCGGTTAACCCGGGGTTAGGAATTGACGGAGCTCCTACTTATTCAATTTGGTTATATAAAGGCGGTGCAAATTGTCACCATAGATGGAATAAAAGAGTTTACGCAACGCTTTCTGGTAAGGCTTTAAATATTAACAGCAAAGAAGTAAAGCAAATAGCAGGCGCAAAAGCTGCGAAATTAGGTTATATTGTTAAAAACCCAAGTTTGGTAAGTCAACGACCGATTGATATGCCGAACCAAGGATATTACAGAAAATAAAATGGCGGAAGCATTATTAATTACTCGCGAGGATGTAGTAAAGTTTACTGCTATGAATGGCAACGTAGACACGGATAACTTTATTCAATGGATAAAGGTCGCTCAAGATATTCACATTCAAACTTATTTAGGTACTAAATTATTGGACAAAATAAAAGCCGATATTGTAGCTGAAACTTTGGGCGGTAATTATTTGTCGCTTGTAACGACGTATATTAAACCAATGCTGATACATTGGGCAATGGTTGAGTATTTACCTTTCGCAGCGTATACAATCGCTAACAAAGGCGTATTTAAACATAATAGCGAGAATGCTACAAACGTAGAAAAAGACGAAATCGATTTTTTAATTGAAAAAGAGCGTTCAATAGCACAGCATTACACGGAAAGGTTTATTGACTACATGAGTTTTAACCAAGACTTATTTCCTGAATACAACTTGAATTCAAACGGGGATATGTACCCAGACACACAAAACAACTATTTTGGATGGTTCATTTAAAAAAGTACAAGCCTAAGGCTGAAAATATTAGAAAATTAGAAATTTATTTAAAAAAGATAAATGGCAAATGTCAAGATAAGTCAACTAACAGCGAAGAACGCAACGTTAGAGCGCACAGATAGGTTAGCAATAGCAGAGTTTAACGGCTCCACGTACGATTCTAAGTATGTTACGGGTGCTGAGGTAGTACAAGTGGCTGGAGTTAAATATAGCTCGTCACACACGCTTACTTTGGATAATTCCTATTACATGGTAGAGATTGACAGTTCAACTGCTGAAACAGTAACTATTCCAGCTAATGCAACTACGGCAATTCCTATCCGAACGGTAATTTATGTTTGTCAGTTAGGCACAGGGCAAGTAACAATTTCGGGTGCTGCTGGTGTAACTTTAAGAAGTTCAAACGCTGAATATAAGACAAACGGACAATATTCAGTTATAGTATTAAGAAAACGCCTAACTAACGAATGGGTTATGTGGGGTGATAAAACTACTTAATTATGGCAAATAGTAACGGTTGGGGTGACGGAGCAGCCAACAACGCAATAGGTTGGGGGCAAGGTGCAAACAACGCTATTGGTTGGGGAGATATACACGCAGATAGTTGGGCGGGTGCTACTGATATCGTAGGTATTACAACGCCACCCGTAGACCCCGATGCACAAGCATTCATAACAGCTGCTGCAATTACAGACCCAACACAACAAGCGGCTATTAATACTTTGGTAGTTGACTTGAAAGGGTATAACATTTGGACTAAGATGAAAGCCTTGTATCCGTTTGTTGGGGGTACGGCTTCAACGCATAAATTTAACCTTAAAAACCCTTTAGATACTAATGCAGCATTTAGAATACTTTGGAGTGGTGGTGTTACACATTCAAGTAATGGTGTTCAATTTGGCGGGGTTAATGGAATTGGAGATACTAATTTTAACCCAAGCACAAATAGTTTATTAAATTCTACTCATTTTAGCTTTTATTCAAGAACTATTACAAGTTCAAATATATTCGAAGTTGATTCAGGTGTTACCTCATCAAGCAATGCATTAAATTTACTTTCACTTAGAGTATCAAATATTACTTATGCTGCTATAAATTCAGCGGCTACATATACAACTTTTGCGGATTCAGATTCAAGGGCTTTTTATATAGCAAATAGAACGGCATCAAATGTATTAAATATTTGGCGTAACTCAGTAAAGGCAGCAACAGGTACAACTACCTCAAACACTTTACCAAATGGAAATCACTGGTTAGGAGCTTTCAATAACATACCAAGCCCTGGCACTTTGTATTATTCAACAAAACAATGTGCTTTCGCTTCAATAGGTGACGGTTTAACAGATACCGAAGCTGCTAACTTTTACACAGTGGTACAAGCATTTAACACAGCCTTGGCTCGCCAAGTTTAATTATAAGATATGAAACTAAACGAATTAACAAAAGAACAAAAGTTAACCTATGTAGGGTTACTTACAGAATTACAAAAAGACGAATTAGTCGGTCAATGGTATGCACCTGATTCTTATTTTAATCCTATTCAGGACTTGAATAATCAATGGGTTATCTCAGTAGAAGAAATGGAGCAATGTGTAAATCCTGATTTTCTTTGGGTAAAAGACTTAGATTTGATTCCATACGAGCCGAAGCCAACACCACCACCTTTTGAAAATTAATTAGATGCTACCAATTACACAAATATTAGAAATAATTAAAAAGCAAGGAGCTACGGGAGTTCTTGCGTTATGGTTATGGTACACGCACAGCGACGTTCAAGACCTTAAACACCGACTTTATGACTGTTACGGAAAAGGTAAAAGTTCGTCTTTAACTAAGGAAATTGAAGATAACCAAAGCTACGCCGTAATACCAAAAGACGAAATAAACGAAGAATGAGTTACGACTGGTTAAAAGACGAAAAGGCTCCGAGAATATTAGTTCAAGCCGTTAAACAACTTGGAGTTAAAGAAATTGTGGGTAAAACACATAACCCTATTATTTTAGGTTGGGCAAAAGAGTTAGGACTTTCAAAAATTTACACAAACGATGAGATTCCATGGTGCGGTTTGTTTATAGCTTATTGTTGTCATGCTGCAGGGTTAGAAGTAGTTGAGAGACCGTTATGGGCTTTGAACTGGAATAAATTTGGTAACCGTGTTTCTGAACCAATGTTAGGAGATGTTCTTACATTCAAAAGAAATGGTGGCGGTCACGTAGGAATTTACGTAGGTGAAGACGATACACACTATCACGTTTTAGGTGGCAATCAAAATAATTCGGTAAGCGTTTCACGGATCGCTAAGAGTAGATTAAATCAGGCACGAAGAACAGCATGGAAAGTAGCACAGCCTGCAAATGTTCGAAAGGTTAAATTAGAAGCAAAAGGAGTAATAACAACAAACGAAGCATAAAATGGCAAAGAAAAATTTAAACGTAAATATTGACACTGAAAACATAGATGTTAATGTTGAACGAAAAGACGGAGAAGTAAAAGTTAACTACGATTCTAAGAATTTAGATGTAAAGGTTGAGAAGACCGCTGACAACGTTGAGGTGAAAGTTGACGCACAAAGCGGTTTTTTCAAGTTAGTAGGAAAAATATTAGGAAAAGTTTTGTTACGTAGAATAAAGTAATATCTTTGTAGCGCATAATTTCATAATTTTAATTGTTAATGAACCCTTACTTCGGTAGGGGTTTTTTAGTTTATAGAATTAAGAATTAAGAAACACTCCTATTGGGTATATATGTATAAATAAATTAAATTTTTAAGAGATACCCCCGTAAGCAATTACTGCTAATTCTTAATTCTGAAAAAAAATATCTAAAAAAAATGTAACTATATTAAAAAGAATAACGTATATTTGCCTAAACAATTAAATAAAACATTATGAAAAATTACTTTTTAGACTTGTTAGACCAAGTTACCCCAGCGAATGAAGAACACAAAGAGTTTTTAAGGGTCGTTACGTTCGGTTTAACGCTATTTCTCGGTACGTTTGGTATGTTGGTATCACTTTTTATTTTAATGCCATGAGAACGAATAAAAAAGCAAATCCAACTTTAATAGAGATTATTAATTACTGGCACGATCAAAAGAAAAAAAACACGGGACGTTTAAATATGCAGCTGTATATGAAAGTTTGTGAAGCAAAAGCGTATAATGTTAGGTGGAATGAAGATAATAAAACATGGTCAAGAATATGAAATACTTTATTATTGGGTTATCTGCTTTAATTATTGAGATATGTTCGACTTTTTACATTCGGTTTGTAGCTGAAGGTGAAATATACGGAATGATGTTCTTTGCTTTTATAAGCCCGTTTTTAGGTTTGCCCTTTATTGGCTATGTCGTAGAGTCTAAAACGTGGTTAGAGCGTATTAAAATGGCTTTCTCGAGTGCCTTTGGTTATTTGTTAGGGTCTATTATTGTAATTTTATTTATTCAGCGATGAAAGCTAAAAGGGTAACAGTAAGCTTTGAATACACGAACTTTGATTGTTTAGAAATAATGATTGAGCGTTTAAAGCATGAATTAATGGAAGGTAAAGAATATTTCGAGGACATGATTAAAGACGGAAACGAAAATAAACGCTACCTTCAATTTATGCAAGAGTATAAAAAAACACGAAACTTTGTAGTAAATAAAGACGTAATAATAATTAAATCTAAAGTATGACACCAAAAGAATTTGCAATAGAATTAGTAGACAAGTTCTACATTGGACTTGGAATAAAAGATTATAGAGTAGCACGTAACTGCGCTATCTTTACTTGTCACCAGCGTATTCAAGAAACGCTTACATTAACACGAATTAAGTTTTTAAAAGAGGTAATAACAGAAATTGAGAAACTATGAAAGTGTTTAAGCTATACAATGGTAAACAAAAGATTGACTATCGTAAAATAAAGCGATGGAAGATTCGTGTTAACGTAGCGAATAATTTTTACAAGAATTTTGAGTTTGACTGAATAATTAGTATATTTGTTAACGGTTCGTCTTCACATTATAGAACTTAAAGAAGTTATTAAGACCCTTTAATGAATTTGGACGTGAAGACCCAAAGGAGTTAAGGGGTTTTTTATTTAAACAAAAATGTATGTTAGAAATTAAAGAAGAATTTAAGAAGTTAATACCAGCGTTAACAGCTGAAGAATTTAAGCAACTTGAACAAAATTGTTTAGATGAAGGAATTAGGGAAAAAATAATAACTTGGAACGGGTTTATTATTGATGGACACAACCGTTATGAAATAGCTACGCGTTGGAACTTAGACTACCAAACTGAAAGTAAATATTTTAAAAACGAAAACGATGTTAAGGAATGGATGATAAACAACCAATTTGGTAGAAGAAATTTAAGCAACTACCAAAGAAGCGTTTTGGCGTTACAGTTAGAAAGTGTATTTAGTGAAAGAGCAAAGGAAAAAGAAACGGAAAGAAAAACCACTTTTCATAAATCTGAAAAGTCGAATATAGAACCAATAAACACTATAAAAGAAATATCAAAAGTTGCTAACGTTTCACACGATACAATAGCAAAGGTTAAGAAAATAGAAGCCGTTGCAACACCTGAAGTAAAAGCACAATTAAGCACTGGCGAAATAAGTATAAACCAAGCTTATCAAGAAATAAAGAAAGAAGAAAAGAAAGAAATTCATATTGAAAAGAAAAAAGAATATGAACAAAGAATTGAAACGGTAACAAACAACGAATTTAAAATTGACATTTTTAATACTACAAATAAATTTAGAGTTATTTATGCTGATCCAGCTTGGAGTTATAATGACAAACAAGATACGCCACAATTAGGTGGGGCTTCTAAACATTATAATACTATGACAGTAAATGAAATTTGTAGTTTGCCCGTAAATAAAATATCTGAAAAAGATAGTGTTTTATTTCTTTGGGTAACTTCACCATTACTTGAAGATGCTTTTACGGTTATTAAAAGTTGGGGTTTTAAATATAAAACTTCTTTTGTTTGGGATAAAGTTAAACATAACATGGGGCATTATAATTCAGTAAGACACGAATTTTTATTAATAGCTACTAAAGGAAGTTGTGTTCCTGATAATAAAAAACTTTATGACAGTGTTCAAACAATTGAACGAAATGATAACCACAGTGAAAAACCAATTGAATTTTTAAATATTATAGATGATATTTATAATTACGGAAATAAATTAGAAATGTTTTGCAGAAACATAAAAAAGGATAAATGGTATGGATGGGGCAATGAAATATAGTTATGACAGAATATTATAAAAAAATGTTAGAAAAAGGCTTGGAGTTTCAAGACTTTGTTACAGATATATTACTTAAGGAAATAGGAATTTGTCTGAGTAGTTATAGTTCAATAAAATATCAAAACATAAAAGGTGAAAACAAACAAGGTTTTGAAATTAAGTTTGATGATAAATATAAAGAAACTGGAAATTTATATATTGAAATAGCTGAAAAAAGCAATGCTAATAATTTTAATTTTGTTAGTTCAGGTATATTTAGAAACGATAACACTTGGCTTTATTTAATTGGTGACTATACTGAAATATTTATATTTTCAAAACAGCATTTAAAATTAATGTACAATTCACACAAATTAAAGGAAGTTGCAACGGCAACAAGTAAAGGTTTTTTAATAGACAAATTAACAGCTGATAAATTTTGCATAAAAAAATTAATATTAGAAAATAATTAATATATTTGTATTCGAGTTCATCCTACATTATAAACTCGTAAAGGTATTATTGACCCTTTGAATGAATGTGAGGTAGGATGCACAGGATTTCAAGGGGTTTTTTTATTTTAATACAACAACAAATGAAACGTGATTCAATGATATTTTACCGAAGCTTTTACGAAAGCGTTGAAGGTATGTCGCCAGTTATTAAAGCTGAAGTTTATGACGCTATTTTTAAATATGCGCTTGACTTTACAGAACCTGAATTTACAGATAATGTAGCCAAAGCAATGTTTACTTTAATTAAACCACAGCTTGACGCAAATATTAAGCGGTTCGAGAATGGTAAAAAACCAAAAACAAAACAAAGTGAAAGCAAAATAGAAGCAAAAGATAAGCAAAAAGAAAGCAAAGTAGAAGCTAATAACAATGTAAATGTAAATGTTAATGTAAATAAGAATGAGAATATAGAAGAACGCAAATTAAAATTTGCTGATGCGCTTAAACCTTTTTTAGATGAGTATGGTAGGGATATGCTAAACGACTTTTATTTCTATTGGACGGAACACGGAGAGAATGATAAAAAACTTAGATTTGAAAAAGAAAAAACATTCGGTATATCTCAAAGGTTACGAACTTGGTTAAGCAGAAACCCTAAACAATATCAAAAAGAAGGTATTTCACCTGAAGAACTGAAAGCAATTAAACTCGGATTCCTAAAACCTAAACAATGATAACACAAGAAGGCGATTGCCTACAATATTTACTTGACTACAAAGACGGCAAAATAAAAGACGGATTAATGATAGGTTGCAATTTAGATGAATACATTAGATTTAAACCTAACCAACTAAACATAATTCTCGGACACGATAACGTTGGTAAGACCTATTGGATAAATTGGTATTTCTTAACACTTGCACTTAAACACGATTTAAAGTTTTGCATTTGGAGTGGTGAAAATAAGAAAGCTACAATATTACGTGACTTGCTTCAAATGTATTATGGAATAAGATTTAAAGATTTAACCTACCAACAAATAACAACAGGAACAACAATACTTGAACAACAGTTTAAATTTATAAGTAATAAAAATCTTTACAAGCCAAATGAGTTATTGAAGTTATTTGAAGAAAGCGAATGCAACGTAGCCTTAATTGACCCATTTACTGGATTAGATAGGCAAATGGATTTTCAAAGCAATTACAATTTCTTAAATACTTGTCGTGATTTCTGCAATAAGTTTGGAGTAACGATATACATAAACACGCATCCAAACAGCGAAAGCGGTAGAAGTGGTAACGTTTATCAGGAAGGCGAATATAAAGGACATTTAAAAGCACCATTGAAAGACCATATCGAAGGTGGTAAAGCATTTTCAAATCGTTGTGATGACTTATTTGTTATTCATAGGTTAGTAAAACACGAAACAATGAAATATGTAACGTGGGTAAATGTTGAGAAAGTCAAAGATATGGATACGGGTGGTAAACACACAGCATTAAATGACCCTATTATGTTTGATTTTAATTCGGGGTTAGGATTTAAAGTTAATGGAGTTGACCCATTACAAAACGTAAGACCTAAAATGTCAAATAGTTTTCCAGCTAAACAACTACCTTTGATTGAACCTGATATAGTAAACGGAAAAGAAATACGATCGTTTTCAGAAAAAATGAATAATAAAGATGTTCCGTTTTGATTATTATAACAAGCAAAAACACGAATTATGGATGAACTGACAATTATAACTGGCAAAGTAAACTTAGACACTACATATTTAAAGATTAAACTAAGTCTTGAAGAAATAAAAGAACGTGCTTCAAATAGATATGATTTAATTAACTCAATGGAACGTAGCTTAGCAGACTTACAACAAGTAAAAATAAGTTACGATGCTATGGAAAAGGAACTAAGAGCAGCACTACAGCAGAATTTTAGACTTGAAAAACTATTAATGGAGGAGAAATTTAAAGTAAAGGATTTAGAAACACAATTAAAAATGAAAGATGTCACGCTGTAAGCATTGTAGAAATAAGTTTGAGCCAGTACGCTTTAACCAAAAATTTTGCTTACAAGCTGAGTGCGTTCGTGTTTGGGTAGAATCCGAAAAGGCAAAGACTTGGAAAAAGACGAAAGCTAAAATGAAAAACGATCTTGAGACTGTTCAGGAACTAATTAAAGCTACTCAAATAATATTTAACAAGTACATTCGACTAAGGGATAAAGGTCAAGTTTGTATAAGCTGCCAAAAGAAACCATTAAAAGAAAACGCAGGTCATTACTTCAATGCGAACAACCATTGGAACGTTCGCTTTAATGAATTAAACGTTCATCTTCAATGTGAACATTGTAACACGTATCTTTCAGGTAATTTAATTGAATATCGCAAAGGATTAATTAACAAGATAGGAGAAGAACAATTAACACTTTTAGAAGCGGAAGGTCATAAAACACGGAAGTTCACAAAGGACGAGCTAAAAGAAATAATTAACATCTATAAATTAAAGATTAAACAATTAGAGTTATATTAAAAAGAATAACTATATTTGAACCAACAATTAAAACTTAAATTATGAAAAAGTCAGGATTAAAATGGTTTTACGCACAAGTAGAACAACTATCAACAAGGGCAGGTATCCATATGTCATGGGTTATGATGGATAATTTATTTAAAGATGCCATTGAAATAGAAAAACACGAAGATTTAAAACGTCAAATGTTTATAGGAAAAGTATCCAAAATATTAGGTATGGATAAAACGGTTGAATTATTAAAAGAATGTAACAAAACTTTTGAAAAATGAGCGTAACAAATTTTGAAGAGTTCACACACGAACTCACAAGCGAAGAAATGGAGATTTTGCCAGTAGTGGTTCATGGTTTCCGAAACTACAAAAAGGCGAACCCAATTAAAAGTGAATTAATAGTAACCCGAATGAACGAATACCTAAACACGAAAGGTTATAAAATTAAAATGAATGGTCCGCGTTTACGTAAAATAGTTAACTACATACGTACAAATGGAATCATCCCTCTGATAGCTACGTCTAACGGTTATTTTACAACTGATTGTAAGGAAACTATCCAAGAACAAATACAAAGCCTTCAGGAACGAGCAAACAGCATTGAACGATGCGCGCAAGGTCTTAGAAAATTTTTATAATTTTTTTTTATTTCCATTGTTATATTAAAAAGAATAGTTATATTTGTCAAACAATTAAAATTTATATTATGAAAAACCTATTTAAAAGTTTAGCAGCATTTCAACAAGAAGTGCCAGTGATTCACAAAGGAACGCAAGGATACGGATATTCGTACGCTGACCTTCCGAAAATCTTTGAAGTTATTAATCCATTATTACAAAAACACGGATTAGGATTTACCCAATTAATTAACGGGCAACAAATAGTAACTTGTTTATTTCATTGCGAAAGCGGTGAACAAATAGACAGCCAAACGGATATTCCTCAAGGAGTACAATTAAAAGGGATGAATGACTTTCAGGTTTTAGGTTCTGCAATTACTTATTTAAGACGTTACGCACTTTCTTCGATTTTAGGTATTGTAACCGATAAAGACGTTGATGCAGCTGGAGAACAAATAAAAGCCGTAAAGACGGAAGCAAAAAAGCCTACAATACAAGGTGAACGATTCTTAAAAGCAGTAGAAGCTATCCGTAACGGAGAATTTACAGCCCAAGAGCTACAAGCGAAGTTTGAATTAAATGAAGTTCAACAAAAAGCATTGTTACTGATATAGTATGGAAAAGCAAGATATAACAGAATTACAGGGAAAAACATTATTGTATATTCGTGTAGATAGAGAATTAGATGAGATTTTATTTACTTGTAATGACGGAACTCAATATAAAATGTATCACGAAGAAGATTGTTGCGAAAGTGTTTATATTGAAGATATTAACGGAGATTTAACTGATTTAATAGGTTACCCAATTTTAATAGCTGAGGACATAAATAACGATGAGTTTGTAAAAAACTTTGAAGAATCTTTTAAATTAGAAGAAGGAAAAAACCCCGACTATGAATGGAACTATAAAAATGAGTTTGGAGAAAGTAAACCCGAGTCTTATAATTGGACTTTTTACAAATTAGCAACTATAAAAGGTTATGTAGATATTCGTTGGTATGGCGCAAGTAATGGTTATTATTCTGAATCAGTAGATTTTGTTAAGTTATGAAAATAAGAGCATCACAAATAGGAAAAGTAATGAGTCTCCCTAAAACAAAAGGGGAGGTTCTTTCTAAAACTACTAAAACCTACATTCAAGAACTTGCAATTGAACATAAATACGGAATACGTAAGGAGTTTTGGAGCAGGTACACGGACAAAGGTAACGAAGTAGAAGATGAAGGCATAGCACTTGTTAACGATGTGTTGAACTTAGGCTTTATTTACAAGAATGAAGAGAATTTAACCAACGATTGTTTAACAGGAACACCCGACGTAAACACGAATGAAATTCTTTTGGATGTCAAATGCAGTTGGGATGCTACGACGTTTCCGTTTTTTGAAACCGAAGTGCCTAACAAAGATTATTACTACCAGTTACAGGGTTATATGTGGTTAACAGGAAAAGACGAAGCGTTACTTTGTTATTGTTTAGTAAATACACCTTTTCAAATCGTAGAGGATGAGGTAAGGCGTGAACATTGGAAACAAGGGTTAATAGATGAAAGTTTGGATGTAAGGGACTTTGTTCAGTCTAAACATAACTTTGACCATATACCAAAAGAAAAGCGCGTGAAAGTTTTTAAAATAGCAAAAGACGAAAGTGTAATTGAACAAATTAAAGAACGAATAGAGTTAGCAAGAGTATATTATAACAATTTAATTAATGAATTATGAAAGAAGATTTAAAAGTAATGGGTTACTACAAAAACACGACCCGAGAGCAAATAGTACAAATCAAAGACTTTAAAAAAGATAAACTTTGGTACGAAACAATAAAGCAACACGAAACAAACCCTATAACGGAGTTTTGTTGTTCGATTGAAAGATTTAAAAGGTTATATATTAAAACAAAGTAAAATGAAAGAAGTAGAAGGCTTAACAAAACGTGAATTGTTTGCAGCTTTAGCAATGCAAGGTTTAGTAATTGATGGTGAATTACCATTTGAAAAAACAGCTAAATGGGCGGTATTAGCAGCAGACCAATTAATATGGGCGTTAGAAAACACGGAAGATCCAAATAAAGACGAAATTTAAAACAAAGTAAAAATGGAAAAGAGAGACAACAGTGGAGCGTTATTCACTAACGACAAAAGAGAAAAGGAAACGCACCCGCACTATCAGGGAAAAGCAACGATAGGTGGCGTTGAATATTACGTTTCAGCATGGGTAAAAGACGGACAAAAAGGAAAGTTTCAAAGCCTAAGTTTTAAACCAGTTCAGGAACAAGCGAAGCCAACAGCTGGAAAACCAAGTTATGGCAATAAAGACTTTGACGATTTTTTAGGTAACTTATGAATTACGCAGCACAAGTATTAAGCGAAGCGAATGAAGTAACACGGGCAATGGTTAAACAGTACTTACAAAAACACGAATTAAGCCTTAACGCTTTTTCTAAGTTAGTAGATATAAGACAGCCTAACTTACATAAATTCATGAGTGGAAGTAGTTTGTCCAGTAGGTCAATAGAAAAGCTGGGTGAGTTTTTTAGTAAATAACGTATTCAGATAGTTACCATTAGAACACTTACTGAATCATTTTTGGATTGTGGTAACACGGTCGGAAGGCGGAACGTAAAAAATTCCGCTTTTTTTATTCTTTTTGTTGTTATATTAAAAAGTATTATTATATTTGTTCAACAATTAACAATTAAAAACACGAATTATGAAAAATTTAACAAGAGATTGCCAAGAGTGTAATGGTTGGGGAACTGTAACGATTGAACACAATGGAACTGAAATTCCTTATTTACAGGATGTAGTGGATTATGAATGTATGTCTTGCACTGGAACTGGTCAACAATTAGATGCTGATTTAATTAAAGAGCGAATTGAGGACATTGAATACATGATTGACGGTATGCAAACACGAATGAGAATGTTATCCGATTTTATTAAGACTTCAAACAAAGGCTACCTACCTAATTTAGCTAAAAAATACAGTGATAGATTAGAGATTTGCTCAAGAGCATTAGGACGTTTGTTGAACTATAAAAGAAAATTGCATAACTTAGCCATGTGAAATACTTAACTATACTTTTATTTCCTTTCATTATAGCCTTATTCTTTTTGGATAGGGCTGTACTTGTTTTTGTTTGGAGCGTTCCGAGTATTAAGATTCAGAAATGGTTGGTTAATGAGGTGGAAATGCGAAAGAGTTTGATTCGTGTTTTGGGTGGTTTGATAGTTGTATTATTTATTTTATTGTTGTTTATAATTGGACACTAACCGTTTTTTAAATGACCTTTACGCAGACCATAAACACTGGATTAAAGTTGTGCGCTCGTTTGGAGAGTATTATTTAGCTGAAGATATAGTTCAAGAAATGTATTTAAAGCTGGCGAAACACGAAAACAAAGAAAGATTTTACCGTAATGGAACTATTTACAAGGGTTTTGTATGGATTGTTTTAAGAAATATGTACTATGACTTCGAAAAATCTAAACAAAGGCTTCAAAAAGTCGATATAACGGAGGCAATTCAGTTAGTTGATGAAAGTAGTCCATACGAAAAAACGAACGCTCAAAAGCAATTAGAAGTAAAAATAAACGAAACAGTAAATAGCTGGCATTGGTACGACAAATTATTATATGAACTTTACCGAGATACAGGAATGAGTACACGCCAAATACAAAAATGCACTGGAATAAGTTTTAAATCAGTATGGCAAACGTTAAAATACTGTAAGGATAGTTTAAAAATAGAAGTAGGCGAACATTATGAGGACTACAAAAACGAGGATTACGAATTAATAAAATAAAACATGGCAAGAAAAAGACGAACAAAA